GTCCCGTCGCTAGAGTATGTAATCCAGAGTTATGATACTGCTTTCAGCAAACGTGAGACGGCGGACTACAGCGCGATAACCACGTGGGGAGTTTTTTATCCCAACGAGTCAGGGACCCCTAATTTAATATTATTGGATTCGGTGAAGGGGCGCTGGGATTTTCCCGAGTTAAAAGAGAAGGCGTATGAGGTATATAAGTTCTGGGACCCCGAAACAGTAATTATAGAGGCGAAGGCGACGGGGATGCCTTTGACGCATGAACTTCGGAACATGGGAATACCGGTTGTTAACTTTACCCCTAGTCGTGGAAATGATAAATTGGCGAGGGTTCACAGTGTAGCGCCGTTATTTGAGAGCGGGATGATCTGGGCGCCGGACGAGACATGGGCCGAGGAGCTGATAGAAGAGTGTGCGGCTTTTCCTAACGGGGAGTTTGATGACCTGGTGGATAGTACCACGCAGGCGTTAATGCGTTACCGGCAGGGAAACTTTGTACAGTTACCAACTGACGACTGGGACACACCGGAGCCCAGCCGCATCCAGTATTACGGGTAAGTCATGGTACAGTATTTTAATGGTGGCGGAGACACAGAGGGTCAGGGGGTTGGTTCCAATCCTGGTCAGACAGGATTTCAGGGCGCGGTTACCTTAACCCTTGATCAGATAAGAACTGAGCTAGGTCTTCTTAACGACCAGGTTGCAGAAAAGTACCCCGACGCTACCGCCGACGAACTCACTGCCCTTCAACAGCAGGCGTATGCCGAATTTATCGAGATGGCGCAAGCGGACGGTGGCGTCAACATCACCCCTACCCTTTTTGCCCAGGCCCTTAACCAGCCTTATGATCAAGACTTCCAGAACCTGTATTACAGTGGCATAGGGAATAAAACGCCGTTAGGTCTGGGTTACAGCCAGACAGTTACGGCCGGAACAGACGCATATAACACCTGGCTACAGGACAATCCTGACGCGGGCGTAGCTCAAAGCGTATTTGGTACAGGCACGGCAGCTAAGTCGTGGGTCCCGGAGGCCATTACCCAGGCCGGGGTACAGGCCCCGACCGACTACGAACAGATGACAGCGGCGCAGATGGCGCCCTATCTGCCTACCGCGCCCTATGACGTGACCAAGATCGCCCAGGACACTCCTGCCTATACTGCCGCAGGAACCTTACCTATCGACTTGTTCGACCCGATTAATTTCCCGCAAAACGTAATTACCCGTGGGACCCCCGTCATCAGCAGGGGTTTTGATGCGTTGGGCAGGCCCAACACGGCCATCACCATGGGCCAGAGTGCCGCAACCCCCACTGGCCCGAACATAGGCAACCTGACTACGACAACGCAGTTCCCTTCCACGGGCATGGGCATAGGTCCCACCGGGCTGGGCACAACTACTGTTGGCACAATGGGCACGACGGGGAATATCGTCTCCACCGGCGCGGACAACCTTGTTACGTGGGTGGATGAGAACGGGGTACTTCAAACCAGCAGTATCGACCCTAACGTGATAAATACCGGCAGTGGCACTAATACAGGTGTGACGGTAACCCCCAGTGAAGTGGATTTATCCAAAGTACCGGGAAGCATGGCTTTCTGTGAGATAAACCCGACCCACGACTCCTGTATTCCCGGCACTGCTGCATTTTGTACGATCAACCCGAACCACGCCTCTTGCCAGAGTGGGGACAGCTGTCCTGTCGGGACAGCCAGGGCCGGAAGTTCTATACCAAATGGTAAGACTCCGGCTTGGTGCGATGAGGACAACGTCGAGTGCGGGCCTTACCAGACCTATGACGCCTTAAACAACGCCTGTATCACCAAGAGTGCCCAGCAAGTGATAGGGGATTTATACCTGGCCGAGGAAGCGGCTCTTGGCGCCAACGCCGCGCTGGCCGACAGGCAGGCAGCGGCTAGGCGTGTAGGTGATGCCATAGCCGTTTATGGGGCAGCTACAGATCAGGCATTTACTTCTACCCAGTTAACTGAATGGCTTAATCCTTTTGTAGGAACCGGAGGTACTGGCTATAGCGCCGATACTGGCCTGAGTACCGGGATTGCTATCGAGGTGGATGACCCCAATACACTTATTGACGAATCCAAGGTCAGCGAATACGAAGCCAGCAAGTGGCTCCTGGCTAACCCCATTGCCGGTGTGACGGGCGCGATGGACGCCGCTGAGATAGCCGCGTGGGATGCCTACTTTGCCGGGACAGGTCCACTTCCTGCCACGACTGCCGGACAGGCTACCGCCGGCGGCGTTGACTGGCCTGGCGCGGACACCTCCGGTACTGTTGTTGATACTACGGGTGGCGCAGGTGCGGATACAGTCACTACGGCAGTTACCACCGATACGCTGGTAGATCCCGGGGTAGCCGGTACGGCACTGACAGGGGCCGGGGTGACCGGTACGGCACTGACAGGGGCCGGCGGTACTGACACAGTTACCACGACGGATACGGTTACAGATACCACGGGCGGCACCACAGATACGGTTACAACTGCAGATACAACCACAGTGGTAGACCCTTATGCCCTCCAGAAAGCCACGTGTTCCACTAACGGCGGCACATGGGACGGGGTCAATAACATTTGCGTTCCTGCTATAGATACTACTGCAATAACAAATCAGGTAAATGCTCAGTTAGGAGGAATAGGTGGGCTTTACCCCGGTGTTGGCGTAGTCGGCGCAAAAACCCCCGGAGGTCCTGCCCTTCCCACCAATCTGGAAACCTCTGTAGTCCCGGGTATTGATTCAGTTTATTTTGGAGATGGTCAACTCACAGGTGGAGGGGGCTTTGGTTTTGCGGCTAATACTGCTGCCGGCGCAGGCGGCTTTGGAGGTCCCTTTGCTGGCACACAATTTGCCGGAGAAGGAGGCGGAGGTCACTTTTTCAATTACGGCGGAGAAGTAGAGGGTAAAGAGGATAAGAGTAATCAGCGGCAAAATGCTGTCGGCTCACGGCTCATGCGCCATGCGGGTCTTGGTCAATACCGCGATATGATCCCTCCCGAGATGTTATCAAGCCTTGACCGTATCATGGACCGCAAAGGATAAAGCATGGCTAATGGTGACGAAGGCATCACTCCTATGGTGGAAAAGCTCCGGGAAACCCCGGAGATACTGGAGATTGAGGACGACATGGAATTCGCTGTCCCCAACTCGATGGGTATCGACGAAGGGCAGTTGGACATAGAGATCCTGGCCGAGGAGGACGGGGGCGCTACCATTGATTTTGACCCGCAGGCCGATATCCCCATAGATGAAGGGGATTTCTCCCGCAACCTGGCCGAAGAGATAGACGACGGTGTTCTCGGAGCCATCTCCAATGACCTTCAGGCCCAGTATGAAAGTAACAAGGAAACCCGCCATGACTGGGAAGACACTTACTCCAAGGGTCTGGAATTACTGGGATTTAAATACGAAGAACGAACGCAGCCCTTTCGCGGGGCTACCGGCGTAACCCACCCCCTGCTGGCCGAAGCTGCTACCCAGTTCCAGGCGCAGGCATACAACGAATTACTTCCTCCTGATGGCCCGGTACGCACCTTGGTCATGGGAGCGCCCGACAAGAAAAAAGAGCAACAGGCGCAACGGGTTAAGGAGTTTATGAATTACTACTTAACGTCGGTGATGGAAGAGTACACCCCTGAAACTGACCAGATGCTGTTCTATTTGCCACTGGCCGGTTCTACTTTCAAGAAGATTTACTATGACGCGGCGCTTGATCGTCCGGTCAGCACCTTTGTGCCTGCGGAAAATCTGGTGGTGCCGTATGAAACCAGCAGTTTGGAGACGTGCCCGATAGTCACCCATGTAGTGCCGATCTCCCATAATGACCTCAGAAAACAGCAAGTGTCCGGGTTCTATCGGGACATTCCGCTGGAGCCTTCGCAAGTCACTGAAAACGAAGTAAAAAAAGAAATAGACAATATAGACGGGGTTAAGCCCTCCTACATGAACTATGACGTAAACCTCTTAGAGTTCCACGTGGAACTGGATCTCGAAGGCTTCGAGGACCGCGATGAGGAGGACGAGGACACCGGCATAAAACTACCCTACATTGTGACCATCAGCGAAGAGATGGGGTCCATTCTCTCCATACGACGCAACTACAGTGAAGACGATCCTGAAAAGAAAAAGATCGCCTACTTTGTTCATTACAAGTTCCTGCCCGGTTTCGGGTTTTACGGGCTGGGGCTGATCCACACCATTGGCGGCTTATCCCGAACCGCGACTGCTGCCCTGCGCCAGTTGATTGATGCGGGTACGCTTTCCAACCTACCGGCAGGTTTCAAGGCTCGCGGTTTACGGGTCAGGGACGATGCCGATCCGATACAACCGGGCGAGTTCCGTGATGTGGACGCACCGGGAGGTGCGATCCGTGACAGCCTGATGCCGTTGCCTTTCAAGGGTCCAGACCAGACTCTGTTTCAATTATTAGGCTTTGTAGTTGATGCCGCCCAACGCTTTGCCACCATTACAGACATGAAAGTGGGTGATGGTAACCAGCAGGCAGCGGTAGGTACTACCGTGGCTATGCTGGAGCAGGGCGCACGGGTAATGAGCGCGATCCACAAGCGGCTACATTACGCCATGCGTAAGGAATTCAAGATCCTGGCGCGTGTGATGCACGAATTCCTGCCCCAGGAGTATCCTTATTCTGTGGCGGGTGGAGAACAGAACATCATGGCGGAGGATTTTGATGACCGCGTAGATGTCCTTCCCGTCTCCAACCCCAACATTTTCTCGCAAGCGCAGCGTATTGCTCTGGCACAGTCTCAACTGGAATTGGCTCTGCAAGCGCCTGACCTGCATAACACGCAGGAAGCCTATCGGCGGATGTATGAAGCCCTCGGGGTGCGTGATATTGACAGCATCCTGAAGGCGCCGGAGCTGGAACAGCCTGAACCCAAGGACCCTGCACAGGAAAACGTGGACTCTTTGGAGAATACGGAGCTTAAAGCGTTTGAGGGACAGGCGCATGATGCCCACATCATGGCGCATATAACCTTCATGGCGGGTGGGATGGTGCAGCAAATGCCCAACGTGGTAGTTTCCCTTCAAAAACACGTGCTGGAACACATTAAGCTCAAGGCCCGTGAGCAGGCAGCTATTCAGTTTGTGCAGGAAACGCAGGGTCAACCGGCCACTGAAGACCAGATGTTGCAGATTGAGGCCA